CATTCTTGCGGGCGGTGTCTTTGCTCGAAAAAATGCAGGATCAGTACATACCTGGCGACGACTTCGCAAAGGCGCTTGGCGTTAAAATTCCGAGCGAGGAAATAACAATACCTAAAGCATTCCGACGCCCAGCAAACATTGATGACTTGATCCTTGAAATTTGATTTTTTCACCATTAAATTTATAAACGGTTCTCGCACGAATCAATCGCACCACGGGAGTAACGGCAGGCCGAACGGCCCGCGCCCGCTCCACAAACATCCGCTCCGGCGCTCGCGCTCGCGCTCGCGCTGCGGCAGGCAGTTGACCACAGGCCCGGCAATTTTATGAATCTATGAATGGCAAGGAAAGACAGAGGGCCAGCGCCTAAAGATTATTCTGAATCAGAGGTTTTGGCCGCATTGCAAAACAGTTACGGCATAGTTTCAAGGGTAGCTGAAAAGCTTTCCTGCAACTGGAATACGGCAAAAAAGTACATCGAGATGTACCCTTCTTGCCAGCAATCCTTTTTGGATGAAACAGAAAGGGTGCTTGATCTTGCCGAGTCTAAAATAATAAAATCCATAAACATGGACGACGTTGGCACCGCGAAATGGCTGCTGTCAACAAAGGGTAAGCACCGGGGATATTCCGAAAGGATGGAGGTTTCCGGCAAAGACGGCGCTGCAATCGAGACAAAGAATATAATTGTAATGGTTCATGGGCAAGATTCGGCTGACGAATAACGACTTGCCTTTAAGGCTGTCCCAAAAACAGGCCAAAGCACTCCTGTTGCTCGAAAATTCAACCGACGTTTGTGAGGTTCTTTATGGTGGCGCTGCCGGTGGAGGAAAAACATGGTTCGGCTGTAATTGGCAAATTCTTCGGAGGCTTAAATACCCAGGAACACGGGGCGCAATCGGGCGGGATGAGTTGAAGAAGTTGCGCCGAACTACTTTGCGGACATTTACCGACGTTTGGGCGGAAACTTGGCGGTTTCATGGAGTTGGAATGTCAATAAACGAGCAAAACGCCACAATAAAGTTTTCCAACGGCTCCGAAATTGTCCTGCTTGACCTGCACCAGTACCCAAGCGACCCGGATTTTACGTCTTTGGGTTCGCTTGAAATCACAGACGCATTTATTGACGAAGCGACCGAGGTAACGGAAAAGGCCGTGCAAATCCTGACCAGCCGCATCCGTTACCGGCTGGACGCCCTGCCGATCCGGGAGCCTAAAATACTGCTTGCCGGAAACCCGGCCCATAATTGGGTAAAGTTCAGATTTATCAAAGACGAAGACGGAAACCCCGTGCAACTGCCAGTGCATCGTGCGTTTGTTTCGGCCTTGCTTTCAGATAACCCCGACCCGGAGTTTCAGCGCGTGTACGGCAAGACCCTTGCGAACCTGTCGCACTACGACCGCCGCCGCTTGTTGGAAGGCGATTGGGATGCGGTTGCGCGTGACGGCGGCGAAGCGTTCTACACGTTTGACCCTGACTTACACACCGGCCATGTACCGTTCCTGCCTGACGTTCCCGTGGTACACCTGTCGTTTGACCAGAACGTGGTGCCATACATGACGCTACTTGCCGCGCAATGCGTGTATGATGATGCAGGGGCGCTCGAAATACGCATCTTCCGGGAATACTGCTACAGGCACCCGCGCAACAGCACCAAGGCTGTTTGCGAGGTGTTTTATTACGGCGACGCATCGGGGAACAAGCGCGACACGCGGGCCGCTGTGTCGGATTACGACATTGCAGCCGCTACCCTTCGCGCAAAGGTTTCCGGGCGCTCCAACCGGGTGCAAAGATCAAACCCGGAAATTCGCAAAAGGGTACTATTTTTGTGCGGCATCTTTGAAAATCGGGTTCCGGGCGTTCGGCTTGTCATTGACAAATCTTGCGGCAACCTGATAAACGACCTGCTATACATTAAGCAGGACGCAAACGGCGGGAAGGTCAAAGAGCGGGCAACCGAGAACGGGGTAAGTTTCGAGAAATATGGGCACTGCTTCAGGGGTGAAACAATGGTGACCTGCATTGATGGACAAAAGCGAATTGACCGGGTAGCGGTCGGAGACTTGGTTTTAACCCGAAAAGGTTGGAGGCCGGTTGAGCGCGTTTTTCACAACGGCAAAAAAGAGGTGCATGAGTTTTCGATAAACGGGCGCTTGGTTTCATGCACAAAAGACCACCTGTTTTATACTGAAAACCAAGGATTTAAACCAGTTTCAGACTTGCAGATTGGCGACGAAATTTGTATTTTTGACCATAAAACAGGTCAAATATGCAAAGAGAAGTTATCGAGTTTGGAGGGTACAGGTTTACGCGCTACCCCGAATCAGTCGAAAGGTCGTCACGGGTTTATTTTTCCGGCTGGATTGCCATTGACGGCAAGCGCATTAAAATGCGCCTTCATCAATACATTTGGACGCTTAATTTCGGGAAGATACCAGCCGGGCACCACATACACCACAAAGACGGCAACCCACTCAACAACGACATTTCCAACCTTGAGTGCTTGCGCGGTGCTGAACACCTATCCGAACACTCAAAGCATGAGTGGCGCGTCAACAGGGACGCCAAACTGGTTTCGTTCAACGAAAAGACAAGGGCAGCCGCTATTGAATGGCATAAAAGCGAAGCGGGCCGAGAGTGGCACGCAAAGCACGCAAAGACATCTATTTTCGGCCCAACAAAAACACATTCTTGCAAAAACTGCGGGATGGATTTTCAGACAAACGTTGTCATTCACACGGACTTTTGCTCAAAGAAGTGCAACACCGCCCACAACCAGCGAATTTACAGGGCAGACAAAAGGTATCACATTGGCGCTACTTGCGCGGTTTGCGGCGTGGCTTTCAAAAAAAGCAAATGGTCTTCGACTGTGTGCTGTTCAAGAAAGTGCGCAAGCGACAATCGAAGAAGTTTACGACTTGCGCGTTCAGGGTGAACACGAATATTTTGCAAACGAGGTGTTGGTACATAATTGCTCCGACGCCCTCGAATATTTTGTTACCAAGGCTTGCGAATCGCAATTCCGCGCCTTTGAACGAATCCTGCAATGACACTACAAGAATCCGCGCAACTGCTTTTTGACACCGCCGAGCGCGGCAAAAACTCCTATCACTCGCGCTACGACGAAGCGGTGCAGTATGCAAAAGACTGCAAGGCATACTTCGCCGGGGTTGGCCTCGACAAATACCTCCAGCAGTTTGCCCGCCGGGAAAGCGCAGAACTATTCCAGCAGCGGGTGAAAATAACCGCCCACATCAACAAGGCCGTTGGCGCGTCGCTCATGCGGCCCTTTCAAAAGGTGCCGCGCTCCAACTGGACAAAGGTTTTGGCCTTTGACCGTGACGCAGACGGGCGTGTGGCAAAGAAGTTTGAAAGCGAAGTGCTTGCCGGGTTCTACACGGGCGGACTTGACCGCTATGTGTTCGAGCAAATGCTGTATTGGTCAATCTTTGACCCAAACTGCTTTTTGGTCGTGGAGTTCGACAGCACAGACGGGCGAACGCGGGCGCGGCCATACCCCTTTGAAGTCACGGCAGACATGGCCGTGCGTTTCATGTTCGACAAGTTCGGAACAATGCAGTACCTGGTATCAAGGCAGGGGCAGAGCGTTTCCGACTCGAAAGGACACGCGCAAAACGTTGAAAGGCTCACACTGTACCAGCCTTTTCAGACGGTCGTGCTGCAACAACTGACAGACGAACAGGCAAAGGCGCTACCCGTGCAGCCGCGCAAGATCGTAGCGATCACCGAAGAAACACAGGACGGAGAAGTGGTGCGTACATCCACGGGGAACGTGTACCGCTTTGAAATACCGATCCCGCACGCGTACGCCAAATGTCCGGCGTTTCGTGCAGGGTACGCTAAAAACCCGGAGGATGACGGGAAAACGCGGGTGAGCATCTTTGACGCGGCAATGCCGTTTTGCAAAAAGTTAGTCAAGACAAACAGCGAGTTTGATTTAACCGCCGCGCTGCTTGCTTTCCCGGTTTCGGTGCGATACGAGGAAAAGTGCGAACAGCCTGGGTGTGTACAGGGCAACCTTGTTAACGGCACAAAATGCACGACCTGCCACGGCACGGGATACAAGCCGCGCCCAACATCGGCAGCCGAGGAACTTGTTTTGGCAATGCCTTCCAGCCCGGAGGATATGCTGGACGTCACGAAAGTGATGACCTACATCTACCCGCCTTCGGACGCTGTGAAAATGCAGGCGGATATGATCCGGGAATTTGTCAATCAGGCAAAGGAAGCCGTGTTTAACTCGCAGATGTTCACAAAGCAGGAGGTAGCACAAACGGCTACATATCACGGGATCGAACTGCAAAGCATCTACGACACCCTGCACCCGTGGGCAAAGCACATCGGCGCGGCGTGGACGTTCGTTTGTGAGTGCTGCAAGGCGTTCACAGGATTTGAGGGCGATATGACCGCCGCGCTCATATTCCCGCAAGACTTCCGGTTTGAAACATCGGAACAACTGTTTGCCGAACTGAAAAGCGCACGCGAAGCCGGGGCCGGCACGGTCGTTACTGACGTAATCAATGCCAGAATTGTTGACCGGATGCTGGTGGATGACCCGGAAATGGCCGCAGAGGTGCGCGCAGAAATGCGCCTTGACCCGTTCGCGGGCATGACCGAGGCGGCAATACAGGAGGCCCTTGTCTCCAACCTTGTCCCGCGCTGGAAAAAGGTGTACTACGCAAACCGAAAGGACATCCTGCTTGCGCTCGAAATTGCCAACCCGGCGTTTTTCTCCCTGCCCATTGCCCGGCAAATGGCGCTCGTAAAAGAGGAAGCCGAGAAGATCATGCAGGACATTGATGCGCAAACGCCCGCCATTTCGTTCAACTTTCCAGATTTAGAGCCACAGCCGCAGCCAAATGCCTGATACCGCCGCCGAATTGATTGCCCGGCTGTCAAAAAAGGCCGACAGCATTACCGACGCCATCGGGCGGCGGCAAATGCTCGTTGACCGGGCCGTGGCAAAGGCGGAGAAAGACTTGTTTAGCCTGCTTATTGCCGATCTTTCCGGGCGGCTTGTATTCCGGGACGGCAAGATCGAAAACAGCCCGTACAACCTTGCGCTGCTTGCCCGCATAGACGCCGTGTTTGATGTGTTCAGCCGGGAAGTGTTGCGCAGCGTGCTACCGGAGTTCACGCAGGGGCTTTTTGCCGTGCTTGCAATGACAGGCGAACTGTACACCGGCATGGAGGCCCCCGAAGTGCTGGCATCCTTGGCGCGGGACAACGCAACGATCAGGGCGGCCATCGGAATAGATGACGCGGGCAATGTCGTGCGCGGCTCTGTGCTTTGGGAAGTGTCCACGGCGGCGCAGGTGCGCAACGACGTGAAAACGGTAGTGCTGCGCTCAATACGATCCGGCGCAACGCTACGCGAGTTCACGGACACGCTACGGGGCTATGTGACCGGGACGCCACAGGCAACCGGGCGATTGCGCACGTTTTACCGAACGTACGCCTACGACCTATTCAACCAGGTTCAGGAGGCCAAAAACGAGCAGTTCCGGCGCGGGCTTAACCTGCAATGGTTTTTGTACGTCGGCGATGTGATCCGGGACAGCCGGGAATTTTGCAAGAAAAAAGCAAATCGTATATTTGCAGTGTCGGAGGCGGATGCGGAATGGCCAAAAGACCCGGACTTGATCGGTAAGGGTTCAGGCGTTCCGTACACGCCCCGCATTGACCGGGGGCGCTGGAATTGTCGGCACAGGATTCGCTACATCACCGAAGAAATGGCCGAACAGATAGACCCGGTCAAGGTGGCACGGATAAAAAAACGATATGGCAAAAAACTGGATTAGCATAAACGAGAAATTGCCTGAAGACTGCCAAAACGTACTTGTTTGGGGAGAAGGTCATCTGGTTGTCTCTGCCGTTTTTGTTACAGACCCAGATAAGTTTTATTGGGATGAGCCAGACGGGGAAGAAATGGAATGGGTGACACATTGGATAGAGTACCCAGACCCGCCAAAAAAAGCAGAGTATGGCAGTCAGCGCGTATAAAATAGTCTCCGGGCAGCGCGTTGAGCGCTTGTTTGAGTGCAGGCAGTTTGACGCGGTGCAGGCAAGCGGCGGCGATTGGACGGAAATTTGGCGCGACTGCGACCAATACACGATGAGGCGGCGCACGCAATGGCCTTTTGCAAGTGGCCCGAAGTCGTACCTGATCGCAAACACCGCGGTAGCGGATACGCGGTTGAGGCACCGCAAATACTTTCCGGCGGACGGTGATAATTTTACGTCGGAATTGGATTTGTCGGACACGAATAGCGGGGTGTTGCCGACCGACCCGTGCCTATGGATGGAGGTTTGGCAGAACGGCAAAAAGTTGCCGTGCGAGGCATACACTACCGACTTCGGCACGTCTATTGTGACAATAAACGCGACATTCCTCGTTCCGGGGGCCGCTTACGAGGTAATATTTTGGGCAACTCCGGTAGGCGGCGTTGTCGTTCAAACATAACAGGCAAAGGGATGCGCGACAGGGCAAGCGCATGAATGTAAGAACCTGTTGTTTTATTTTTGTTTTGATCCTTGCGGCACTTGCCCCGGCGATGGGGCAAGACCGCATTGAACTTGGTTGGCAGACAACCCGGCGCGGCATCGTGTGGTATCAGTCCGGCAAGCCGACGCACCAGCCTACCTACCGGCTTTCCCGCGACACAAACGCCGTGCTTTGGGTTGATACCCTCACCGCGCTCCGATATGATTGGGACTACAAAAACGACCGTTGGCGCGCAAAAGGCACGACAAAATCGGCGCTACCACCACTCCCGCAACAGGCATCCGGCAGCGCGGTAATTGACAACACCACCGCTTTTTGGATCCGCGACACGTTCAACCTCCTGCACAAATACGACAGCACCGCACAGGCGTGGACGCCCGTCGGTGATTTTATGTACCTGTCTAACCCACCGACCGACATTGCGGCAAGCGGATCGAACGGGGCGGCAAAGTACCGGCGCTCGCTCTGGCAGGACGCAGACACATACCTCGTTTACTACTGGGACGGTTCGGTGTGGCAGCAATTCGGCAACGCATCCGGCGGCGATAACTGGGGCAGTCAGGTAGCGCAGGTTACAGCACGTTTAAGCGGCGACGGCACATCCGGGCAACCGCTCGACATTGCACAGCAGGGCGCTACATCCGGTCAGGTGTTGAAGTGGAACGGTACAAGTTGGGCACCTGCAAACGATACGGACACGGACTTGCAAAAGGCGGACACTTTCGAGATCGTGTCGAACACGCTACGGCTTTCGCTCCAGCGCGATGCCGAGCCGTTCAAGTCGGTAAACCTTGCCGCATATCTGGACAATACCGACGACCAGAAAGTGGACACGTTCCGGGTAAATGGCGGCAACATTGAACTATCCTTGGAGTCCGACAGCGAACCTGCAAAAACCATCCCGGTAACAAGTATTGCGCCGGTGCAGGCAATAGCGGCGGGAACTGGTATTTCTGTTTCCGGCACGTCAACCGTGACCGTGACAAATACAGGCGATCTTTCCAACACGAACGAAATCCAGCGCCTGGACACGTTTGCAATCGTGTCGAACACCCTGCGGGCCTCGTTACTCAACGACGGCGTTCCTTTTTCGTCCGTTGATTTGTCGCCTTATTTGGACAATACCGATGCGCAGACGCTTTCCATTGATTCAAGCACAATTTCAGCCGGTCAGCGGTTTGCTTTGTCCATTTCGGGCGGCAATACAGTGCATTTCGAGGACGAAGACCGGCAGCAAATTGACACATTCAGTATTTCCGGGCAGGTTGTAAGCCTTTCCGTTCAGCGCGACGGGCAACCGGCAAAAACGATTACGCTGCCAACGGCGGACGGTTCTGAAACGGTTGTTACAGCCGGAACAGGCATAGGTGTAAGCGGCAACGGCACAAGCGGCACCCCGTATGTAATTACGAACACGGGAGACTTGTCAGCCACAAATGAGATACAGCGCCTTGACACGTTCGAGATAGTAAGCAACACGCTACGCGCTTCGCTTTTGAACGACGGCGTTCCTTTTTCATCTGTCAGCCTTGCGCCCTACCTCGACAATACCGACGATCAAAAGGTTGATACCTTCCAGATTGTTTCACACGTTTTGCGCCTGTCCATGGAGTCCGACGCAGAGCCGTTTAAATCTGTTGATCTTTCGCCTTATGTCAACGTCGGCACCGATCTTTCCTACACCGGCACGTCTTCGCCGGTTACGCTGAACAGCAGCACGGGCAATGATGTAACCTTGACCGCCGGGACGGGGATAGGGCTTTCGGCCACGTCAGGCAATATGACAATATCGCCCGCAAACGACCTTGCCGCACTTGAGGGTCTTTCATCTACCGGAATAGCCGTGCGCACAGGCTCGGAGACGTGGACACAGCGCACGATTACGGCAGGCACTGGTATTTCGGTAGCGGACGGCAACGGCGTGTCTGGAAACCCTACAATAACCAATACAGGCGACCTGTCGGCAACGAATGAGGCATGGACGGTTGACGCAGACGACGCAGATACGGAGGTAATAAGCAACCAGACGGTAAAGTTTCAGGGGGCAGGCATTACAACAACAGACTACAACCCGGCTACCGATGTTCTACTTATCACCTCGACAGAGGTTGACGGAAGCGTCACAAACGAGGGCAGTCTTACGGTCGGGGCTGGCGGGGCTAACAGTTCTACGATTGTTTCCAACACGTCCGGCTCAACGGCGGTAACGGTAGCCGGAGCCGGAATTGTGACGGTCACAGAATCAGGCAGTACAATCACCGTTACGGGCACAGAGGTTGACGGTTCCACATCGAACGAACTGCAAACACTGAACAACACCGGAGACGCGACAAGCCACACGGCTACGCTATCAAACTCCGGCGGCTCGCTGAAACTGAAAGAGGGCAGCAATATAACCCTGACAACGGACGCTACCGGATTGAACGGGGAGGTTACAATATCCGCAACCGTTCCGGCGGCTGACGGCAACGGCATCTACGGAGACGGCACGGCTGGAAGCGGAAACGATGCTTTGCCGCCGGGTGGATCAACGGTAACGATACCAGGGCAATGGCAGTCGCTGAATTTTGCAATTGACAACTCAGCAGGGCAGGTGCACACGGCGCTAAAGGTCGCAACCGACTACTGCTCCGACGATTCGTTTACAAAGTACCTTGTCGGAAAGTCCCCGTCCGACTCTCTCGAAATCTACAACTTCGACTGTTCAGGGTGGATCAAAGAAACAGGTGGCGTGCTGAACCTGCAAACAGACCGGGAGTTATACGTTTTTTCCGACTCGATCAACCTTTCAACCGTCCCGGCCCGAACCATTGGCGCGGCCATGCTGGCAATGGACGGCACCGGCTTCGTGCGCAAAATATCGGGTTCGTCATCCGGGCAAATCCTGCAATGGAACGGCAGCAATTGGGCGCTTGCCGCAGCGCCTTCCGGCGGAATAACCGGGGCTGAAAACGGCCTGAATACCGTAGGCTCCAGCGTTCGCCTTGGCGGCACGCTCATCACGTCCACCATCATCGGGCAGGCGGGCTTTGACCTTCGCACCTACGGCGGCAAATACGGGCACAGCCAGTACACCGGGTTTTCGTATTCACCTACGCAGACTTTTGGCGTATCAGGCTATGAGGGCAACCCAACGACAGGTAGCAGCCCGACGGCGGACGGTATTGCCGAATATGTCGCAAGCACAACCGGCGGATCAGAGCAGCCAAACAGCCTGACGCTTGGCGCATTCACCACGGATAACAACGGATTTTGGATGCAATCAAGGTCGCGTGCGGTTCCAAACTTTTACTTGCCACTTCTCACGCAGCCAAACGGCGGGCGGTTCGCCGTCGGTCGCAGCGGCACCACGGCGGCACACTTCACCGTCACGGCTTCGGGCCTTACCGGCTCCACAGCGTCCGGCATGGTTGGTCTGTTTGAAAACAGCGGCGGGAGCGGCAACGTGTCGGTTGGCTTCGGCACTGGTTCAGATGTTGTCTCCGGGCAAATCATGTGGAACGGAACAAACGACGTGATGCGCGTAATCAACCGAAACGGCGTTTCCGGTACATCGAAAATATCCTTTGCCATAGGCGGCGAGACAAGCGACCGGGCGCATTTGATCTACACGTCAACGTCGCCAAACGCCCGCTTTAGCGTCGGGCAGACGGCAGCAAATACGCACAGCACGGTACAAAGCGGGGGCAGTTTCGCAACAGCATTCAGGCAGACGACGACAAGCACAACGCTGACCGAGGCCGACCGGACGGTAGTTTACACGCTCAACAGCACCGTGACATTCACGCTGCCAAGTGCTACCGGCCTTGCGGGGCGGGAGTACATCATTCACCACTTCGGAAGCGGCGGTAACATCGCCCTTTCGTCTTCTGTAATTTCATCAACAGGCACCACATTTTCAGCCGTCGGGGCGCGCCAATGGGCGTACATCATTTCCGACGGGTCAAACTGGCAAGGCTATCTACTGACATCGTTATGAGAAAACTACTTTTTGCAATCATGTTGCCGCTTTCGGCCTTCGGGCAGGATAGCGCAACGCATACATTCCGGCTCGACACGTTCGGCATTGATTCCTTTTTCCTTGTCGAGATTTACACGCAGCCGCAGGGTGGGCAACCCCGCGCAATCGAGACCGAATACCCAATCTACATGACCGACACGGCACAACTGTCTTCCTACATCTTGAGTATGCAGGCAGAGTACGCCGCCATTTCCGCGCAGGGCCTTGAATTGGCAAAGCGCAAATCGGCTTGGGACTACCGCTACCAACGGGTCATCTGCCTGCGAGACTCCGTGTTTTACGGGGCTTCGTGTACCGGCGTTGGTTCGCGGATGGTCAAGGCGCCGCCGGTTGAATCAAGCATGGTGCATGACACTATTGATACAAGGGTAAAAGCGTATGTCGAAGTTTATCCAGGGCCGCAAGGCTTTTGGGTAGTGTACCCCACCGGCGGCTTTGACTGGATAACCGGCATCGAGCAGGCGAAACAAAACGGGACAATCCTTTACGGAAATGGCGCTACTGGGGTTCTGACAAAGCCTACGACCAAAAAGACAACCAAACCCAAAAAGAAATGAGCCAGACGATACGAGTGCCGGAGAACGAGCAGTATGTCAAAAACTACGTCGTGTACATGGGCGACACGCTTTCCGATCAGGCGGCTACCGTGTACGACGGGGATACCCTTGTGGACGCCTCGCTTTCGGTTTGGAAAATGCGTATCGAGGTAGAGAAAACCGGGACGCTGTTCGTGCAACTCACAAACGGCTCCGGCATCACATTCCCGGACGGAAAATTTTTCTGGCAGTTGACCGCCGCGCAAACCGCGTCAATGACGCCCGGCAAGCGGTACAAGTACGACATCCAGCGCACGCGCCCGGACGGCATCGTAAAGACCTTCCAGCGCGGCATAATGATCCCGAAAAAAGACACCACCCCGGCATGAGCAATCTACACTTTCAGGACTGCGATCAGACAATAATTTTCGAGGGGAGCGAAGGCATGACCCTTGTTTTCGACGGTGTACCTGGGCCGCAAGGCGAAGCGGACAAGCGGATTGGCGGCGCCCTGCTGACCGACCCAGGTGCCGGGCTTATGGTTACTGGTACATCAGTAGCGATCATGCGCATACCGTCCGACCTGAACGGCATGGCGCTGGTTGAGGTTGGCGCGTGCTGCCACACAGCCGGAAATTCCGGCGCAACAGGCGTGCAGATACGCCGCGTCCGGGCTGGCGTGTCGGTCAATATGCTTTCAACCCAAATAACCATTGACGCAAACGAGACAGATAGCAGCACAGCGGCAACGCCCGCAGTCATCAACAGCGCAAACAGGTCGGTGCAAACCGGCGATCAAATACACTTTGACATCACGTCCGTATCTTCGGGTTCGGTCGGGGTGTTCGTTTCTTTCACATTCGACACCGTTTAAAACATGGCAACGCCCACTTTTTTCAACTCTTTCAAAGAGGCGCTTTCGGAAAAGGTACATAACCTTGGCTCCGATCAACTCAAAATTGCGCTCACAAACAGCGCCCCGCTCACGTCCAACACCGTGCTGGCAAACATCACCGAGATTACCTACACGAACCTTTCTACTCGGAACGTGACCACCATTTCGAGTTCACAAACGTCGGGCACCTACAAACTCGACTTGACAGACCTTGTGCTTACCAGTACCGGCGGATCAACGGGGCCGTTCCGATACATTGTCCTGTACAATGACACGGCGGCGTCTGACGAGTTGATCTACTTCATTGACTACGGCAGCAGCATCACCCTCGCCGCGGGAGAGTCGTTGACAATCAACTTCGACAACAGCGCAGGCGCGATCACCTTGACGTAATGGCATACACAAGCGGAATTTTTTATATTAACCCGGTTTCTGGCTCCGACACCGCCCGCACGGCGCTAACTTCCTGCACGGCGTCCAACCCGTCCGGGTCAATCACGCGCATAAATAAGACCAGCCACGGCCTCACAACGGGTGCCGTGGTTGATCTTACCTTATTTAGCACTTGGCTGAACGACGCCTGGAAAATAACGGTCGTGGATGCGGATAACTTCGACCTTGACGGCGCGGTGTGGCAGGCGACGGCGGACACGTCCGGCACGGCAACGCCGCGCGGCGGTTCGTCGTGGTCGGACGCATGGAAAACAGTCACCAGCGGGGCTACAGCCGCACGCATACAATCTGGCGATCAGATCAGGTTTTCTAAAAACGCGGTTACCTCATCCGGAGTGGATGCTACATTTACGAGCGGTAGCAAAACGGTAACGCTTTCGGCGGCGCTAAATAAGACAGTAGAACACGCTGTGTCAGGGTGGACAGCGGCAACAAACATAACCGGAAGCACAAACGGCTCGCGCAAGTACGGCGCGACGGCTACGGTTATGACGCCCGCAGGCGCGTTCACTACCGGGAAAGTTTGCTACAAAGGCATTGACGGTGGAGGCACGCAGGATTTTTCGGGATATACAAAAATTAGCCTATGGTTCAGGCCAACTACAAACACGGTTATTTCAGCAAGCACATACAAACTTTGCCTTTGCTCTGACACAACCGGGGATACGATTGTAAACGAAATTAATATTCCAGCAACACTAAACACCACAAACTGGCATATTTTTGTTCTTGACTACGGCGCTGCCCTTTCTTCATCGGTTCAGTCTGTTGCAATTTACGCGAACAGCGATCCAGGCACTACCGCGTTTTCTTTCAACAACATCGTCGCCTGCAACGACTTCACGCACGAAAGCCTTTTTGGCTGGCAAACCGACTGCTTCCATAATGTGCAAGCCATTGACGGCACAACGATAACTATTGACTCCCAAAACAACAATACCGGCGGGAGTGGCTGGTATGGGGCTACGGGCACGGATGGCCTTTATTACGCAAATCCTTATGCGTCGTACGTCACTGTCGCCATCAACTTATTCAACGAAGGCGCAACACTTGGACTTGGTAGAACCGAGTATTCAGGCGGGTGGGACACAGGAACAAACACGCGCGACGGGATGACCTACTTTGC